AGATGTACCTCGACACGGAGATGCAGAAGGCCAGTCAGCAGCGCAACATGAATGGCCTCTACCGCCGATTCTCTACTTACACTTCACGTCAGTTCCGCTAAACATGAATAACTCCCTTGTTGTTAATCTCTATCCGCAGCCCACGGGCGAAGCTGATGAACGTCTGACCGTAAGCACCGCTGCCGTCAGCCTCACCGCTGGCTGGAGCAGCGCGAAAACCAAGTACGTCCTCATTGACGTGCAAACGGCTGACGTTATGGTGACCTTTGACGGCTCCACTCCTACGGCATCCAACGGACATTTGTTCAAGGCCGGGGTGCAGCCGTTCTTTTGGAACAAGGAAACTGCCCGTCTCGCTAAGTTCATCCGCGCTGGCGCGTCAGACGCCGCTGTACAGGCCACCCCGTTCTCGATCTAAGCCATGCCTAACGCACGCATCGTAAATACCCCGTCGCAGGCTATTCCGCAGAATGGCACGACGCACAAGCAGCGCACGGTTAGCTCGACGGCTGTAGCTTTCCTTGATTGGACGCTAGCTGCGGATACGGAGCACGTTCTGGTACAGGTGACGGGTGGAGACATCCGCGTTACCTTCGACGGAACCACCGATCCTACGGCTTCTAAGGGCTTCCGGCTCCCAGCCAATAGCTCGGCCTACTGGACGCGCACGATGGTGACTAAAGCCCGTGCAATCCGCGAAGCCTCTACCGATGCTGTGATTGAGGCGCAGGAACTCAACTACCTCTAATAATGGACATCTTCAAAACGCTGTTGTTGGACACTCCCGTGTCCACAGTAGTTACTGGCACCGTAGCCGTTAATCAAGGCGGCACGGGGCTGACTACTACGCCCACGAATGGCCAGCTTTTGATTGGCAATGGTACGGGCTATACGCTGGCTACGATTACGGCTGGAACGGGAATCACCGTTACCAACGGATCTGGCAGCATTAGCCTCGCAGCAACCAATGACTTGGTTGCTCGTACCATCACCGCCGTTGTAACCAACGATGAGGCAGTAGCAATCACCAAGGGTCAGGTGGTTTATGCCTATGCCGCTACGGGCAACCGTATGTCGGTTAAGCTCGCAAACAACAGTTCCGACGCCACTTCTTCCAAGACGGTTGGTGTGGTTAGCGATGCTAGCATTTCTGCTGGCGGCACCGGAACCATCACTTTGGTTGGTGTGGTTGATGGCCTTAATCTTGGCAGTTATTCGGATGGTGATGCCGTCTATCTTGGATCTACTGCTGGCAGTATTACCAACGTAAAGCCATACGCTCCCAACCACATGGTGTTTGTTGGCATTATTGAACGCGCCAACAACGGCAATGGTCAGCTTTATGTTCGCATCCAGAACGGCTACGAACTGAACGAGATCCACGATGTTCAAATCACGGGAACCCCTGATGCGGGTTCTATGATTATTTACGACAAAACCAACTCGCTTTGGAAGAACGCTACGCTGACGGCTGGCACTAACATTGCCATCACCAACGCCGATGCTTCTGTTACCGTTGGTCTCACCGGACAGGTTGCCATTGCCAATGGCGGCACGGGAGCCAGCACGGATAGCGGTGCGCGAAGCAACCTCGGCCTTGGCAACGTAGAGAACACCGCGCTGTCCACTTGGGGCGGCAGCACAAACATCGTCACCCTCGGCACCATCACTACGGGTACTGTGCCTGTAGCGCGAGTTAGCGGACTGGCTACGGTGGCTACATCGGGCAAGTATTCGGACCTTACTGGTCTTCCTACGCTCGGCACGATTTCGTCTCAGGACGCCAGCAGCGTAGCCATTACGGGCGGGTCTGTTAACGGAACGTCCATTGGGGCTTCTAGTGCCTCTTCCGGCGCGTTTACGACGCTTTCTGCCTCAAGCACGGTGAGTGGCACGGGTTTCTCCACCTACCTCGCCTCGCCGCCTGCAATCGGCGGAACCGCTCCTGCGGCTGGCAAGTTCACGACCCTTGAGGCTACGGGTGTTGCCACCGTCTCTGCTGGCACCGTTTCGGCCCCAGCCATCACTACGACGGGAGACACCAATACGGGCATCTTCTTCCCTGCGGCTGATAGTATGGCGTTTACGGAAGGTGGTACGGAAGTCTTCCGCATCGAATCCAATGGACGAATGGGCGTTGGACAAACGTCCCCGGCCACCAAGTTTGACCTGTCTGGCAACTACGGTCAAAACATTGTAGCTGTCGCGGCCCTGAGTATCGACTGTTCCGCTGGCAACTACTTCACCAAGACCATCAACGGAGCCAGTACGTTTACGTTTGATAGCGTTCCAGCAAGCCGTTCATTTGCGTTTGCGCTTGAACTCACTCATACTTCTGGTGCTATCACTTGGCCGACCTCTGTGAAATGGCCCAAGGATACGCCTCCAACCCTAACCACGGGCAAAACCCACATCTTCATCTTTGTCACCGACGACGGCGGCACACGCTGGCGCGGTGCTTCCCTCGTAGACTACGTTAACTAATCATGGATCCTAACGTTATCAAACTTGCGATGGGTGCGGCTGGGGCTGGTGGTGCAGATAATAGACTGTATGGATGGGGACGCAATGTATATGGCGAAATTGGTCTTGGGAATACGACCTCGTATTCATCTCCAAAACAAGTTGGCGCACTAACAACTTGGTCCCAAATTGCTATGGGGTCAGGTCACTCCCTCGCTATTAGCGAAAGTGGAGCTTTGTGGGCTTGGGGGAATGGAGGATCTGGAAAGCTTGGACTTGGTAATACAACCTCGTATTCATCTCCAAAACAGGTTGGCTCTCTTACAAATTGGGCAACCCTTATGAAATGTGGTGGCACTCCAAATTTTAGTGCTGCTATTAAGACTGACGGAACCCTTTGGATGTGGGGTAACAATAGCGAAGGTCAGCTTGGTCAAGGAAATCAAACTTATCGGTCATCGCCAGTACAGGTAGGTGCATTGACCAACTGGAGCAAAGTAGCTACTGGTAGTACGGCAACAATCGCTATTAAAACAGACGGAACTATTTGGTCTTGGGGAAGAAATTCTGAAGGGCAATTAGGACTTGGAAACACTACCGCAAGATCATCTCCAGTACAGATTGGTTCTGGAACAAATTGGGCAGATGCAGCAATTAACCTGCATTCTCTTTTTGTTAAAACCGATGGAACGCTTTGGTCGTGCGGGTTAAACCGTTACTCTGCTGCTGGTGCTCTTGGGCTTGGAGACTCTGGAATTGATAGAAGTTCGCCAACGCAAGTTGGATCTCTTACCAATTGGAACAAAGTAGCTACTGGCGACGGATCTTCGTTTTCCATCAAGACCAACGGAACACTTTGGGCTTGGGGAAACAATAGTAATGGTCAACTCGGTCTTGGAGATACTGCAAATAGATCATCTCCAGTGCAGGTAGGATCTTTGAGCAACTGGAGCAACATTGTTGCTAGTGGATCATTTGTTGTTGCTGTGAAAACTGACAAAACGCTTTGGGCTTGGGGTTCTGGAGGGAATGGAAGGCTTGGTCTTGGAAACACGACATCATATTCATCCCCAAAACAAATTGGATCATTGACTAATTGGAATAAGATTGCAGCCGCATACTCAAGTGCTCTTGCTACAACGCAATAGCATAAAAGTCTTTACCTTACGTTAGTAGCTGTCAGAAAGGCTAAGTGAGCAACAACTTGCCTAAGAAACTTCACTTCCTTTCTGGCCTTCCTCGTTCTGGCTCGACGGTGTTAGCTGCGATTCTTAACCAGAATCCGCAGACGCACGTTTCAACCACCTCTGGTCTTGGTGCTGCGCTTGATGCTCTTGCCTCAGCGTGGCACCGAGAGCCGCTTCTTGAGAAAAACGACCTAGATCGCAAGAAGCTGGCAAACGCTATGCGTGGCCTGATTAACGGCTACTATGACGAGGTTACGGACAAGCCTGTTGTCATTGATAAGGCGCGTAATTGGCCTCTTCCTGTGGTGGTTTCTGCAATGGGCCAAGTGCTTGGGCACAAGCCGCGCATCATTGCAACGGTTCGTAGCGTTCCCGACTGCATGGCTTCGTTTGTTCGCGTAGCCAAGCCAACGGACCTCGACGATTTCGTGCATAAGTCTGGGCTGGCTGCGCATCTCAAGACCTCCTACCAAGTGTTACAGGCTGGCTACCAAGCTGACCCAGAGTGCTTCCTGTTCGTGGAATATGAAGACCTTCTGGCCGATCCGCGCACCCAGCTTAAGCGCATCCACGACTTCCTTGGCCTCGACCCGTTTGAGTATGACCTAGAACGCATTGACGGCTCTACCGTCAAGGAGGACGACGAGGGCATTCATGGCGTAGCTGGCCTGCACGACATCAAGCCCAAGCTGGAGCGGCAGCACAGCCAGTCGCCCAAGGATGTCCTCAAGCATCACTATTCCCAGTTTTGCCAGCCCGAGTTTTGGTTGCCTGAGCCGCGCACCAAGCCAGAAGTGGATGGCCTCGATCTCCAACTAGCCGCCTCTACGATGGGGGACTTCAAGGAAGGCCGACGCATTGCCGACAAGCTGGCTATTGAACGCCCCAACGACAACCGCGCAGCTTTCAACCGTGGGTGGTACGAACTACATGACGGCAACTTCCGCCTCGGCCATCAACTGCTCTACCGTGGTCGTAAGGTAGGAGTGTTTGGCAACAGCCCGCCCAACACGCCACAGCCTGAGTGGAACGGCAAGCCATGCGCTACGTTGCTCATGTACCTTGAAGGTGGACTGGGCGACCAGATCCAGCAGCTAGGCTACATCCGCAATGTCCGCGAACAGGGAGTGGCCGACATCATCATTTCATGCTCTCCAGAGTTGGTGCGGTTTGTCAACAACGCCAACCTCTGCTCAGCGGTGGTGCAGCACGGTGCAGAGTACGGCGTCTATCACGACTGCTGGATGGCGGCTATGTCAGCCCCGGCATACATGAATCTGTCTAAGGAGATGATTTATGGCGTCCCGTACCTCGACAAAATTCCGTACCGTGGTTACTTTAAGAAACTGCGGGTGGGTCTACGCTGGTCGGGCAACAAGCAGTTTGAGGCCCAGCACCACAAGCTATTCCCGGCACCCCTGTTCTTTGATGCGGTCAAACGGGACAACGTAGAGTTTATCAGCCTGCAACGGGACGCAGACTTGGAATACAAGCCCGATTGGGTGCAGACGGTGCCACTTGATACATGGGACGATACCCAAGCCGTTGTCAGCACCTGCGACCTCGTAATCTCGTCCTGTACGTCCGTAAGCCACCTTTCTGCGGCAATCGGTGTCCCAACGTGGGTTGTCATCCCAGTAATGGGGTATTATCTGTACGCAGAACCCGGCCCTAAAACGCCCTACTACAACTCTATGCGGCTGTTCCGTCAGCAGAAGTATGGCGATTGGACCCATCCCTTTGAGGAAATCAAAGCCCTAAACTACGAACATGAACTACTGTCTGGTAGAGAATAACGCCATTGTTGACGGGCCTCGCGCCCTGCCGAGTAGCTGGCGCAATGTGTCTGGCCTCAACTGGCTGAGCAACGACGAGCTTCGTCCCCTTGGCTGGCTCCCGGTTCGTATTGATGAGGGTATCGTTGATGAGAAGTTTTCGGGGTCCGTGTTTGTTATCAACCCGAATGAAGTGGTTGAGGTAAAGCTGTGGGTTAAGTACACGGCGGAAGAGAAGGCTGAGATTGATGCCCAGAAGGCGGCTGCTGTACGCCGCGAACGCAATGCCAAGCTCACCGAGTGCGACTGGACCCAGCTTAACGACACGCCCTTGGACAACCCTACCAAGGTGGAGTGGACTACCTACCGTCAGGCTCTCCGCGACATCACGGCTCAATCTACGTTCCCGAATAGCGTAGTGTGGCCCGTAAAGCCCTGATATACTTAGGTTATGGCCCAGATTCAAAAAGGCACCACCTACGGGACGACCTCCCCGTCGAACCTCGTATCGGCAACCAATC